AGTCGTAATATGCGTGGAGATCTCCTATCACCTTCACTAGGTAGCGGTCTGAAGATGGGTCAAGATTTACGCCTGTATATTTTTCGTTAGGTATGACTTTCTTATCAAGATCTCTATCAGACCATTGTCTGATGATCAGATCAAATGTGCCGTATTTATTTAGAGGATCCTTTGAAACATTAATATTCTCAATGGATATCTTGTAATCATTAGACACACCTGCACCGTCGTCGAGTGCATGCAATCTAAACAAATTTACAGGCTTTCCGCCGAATTTTTGTGAGATAAACCACGGAGAAGCTGAATGTCCAAATCTATCTCTAAAGTTTTCATAGTTCGGAACTGTTGCACTTCCTGCATTTCTACCGAGAGAAGAAGTAATTAAGAATGCAGATGGCTCATAGCCTCCGAGAGGCGAAGAGCCCGATGCTGTATTTATGACGCCAGAGCCTGTTACAGCTGCTAGAGTTGAATGAACATCCCAGTTTGCATACAGATAATGTCCTGCCTCTTGAATCTTATAAGGATCAGTATTAAAGACTTCAGAGAAGTAGTTATTTGAGGTGACATCGAAAGATGCTGTTATGATGTTAGGATAGGATGAGCTAACTCCCTTGTGTCCATTCAGCAAAAGAACGAATTCTTGCTTCTGAGTACTATTTTGTGAAAGATAGACACTGCCCACTGTTGTTCCGCTTGAGAAAGCTTCTGAAGCAACAAATGAAGTAGCAGGAACATCAGAGGTGAGACCTGAGCCTGGCAGGGATGAAGAAAGTCTAAGAATGACTCCGCTTGGAGCCATCAAGACGCCTCTAACAATCGGTATAGCTTTTGAAGTCTTTTGAATTCCTGCAGTGCTAAAAACCGTTGAGCCTGCTGACTCAGACATAAAGCAGCCAAGAAAGTATGATCTTCCTAAAGGACCACCCGTATTAGCGTGAGGATTGGAGCCTATAGTATCTGGACCTGGTTGTTGTTCGCCTACGGTAAAACCTGCATAGTTTACATCACCCGAATCAGATCTTTTCTTTCCGTCACCTACACCAAGGACTCTCAAGTAAGTTACTGCCTGAGCATTTCGAAGCCACTCACGAACAGCGAGTGGACCGAATTTTTTGCCGTCAGTTGAACCAAACTTAGCAGTCCAGTCAGATAAATTTCCTACAGTGACAGGAACAAATGCCGGTCCCGACATAGATGTTCCAATAATTCCTGCAGGAATACCCACGGGCTCCTGTGTTGTAGGTCCCGTAAGATCAATTTCATTAGCTGTTACGCCTGCGCTTCCAAACTTTAGTTTTGCCATTTAAGCTCTCCAATTACTAACTAACTATCATTAAAAGCTCATTTTCACACGAATTGAATACCACTATTTGTGATAATGAAGTCAATTGCGATGAATTCAACAACTCTCGTTGGAACAACGACGATTCTACCGTTAAGACGGTTGAGATCTGCATCCTCTTGCGAGTTATTTGTCTCATTCATAATAACCTGGAATCCTTCTATGCCTGCTTGAACTTGAATTAAACCAAGCTGAAATGATGCATCTGCAACAAACTTATTTCTAACAGCAGGAGTATTTTGCTCAAAAACGATTCTTTGAGCGATTCCAATGATTATGCGCTTAATCTCGAGCATTAGACGACGAACGTTTACTCTATCAAGCGCAGACTTGTTTATCTTCAGCGTCTTTTGCCCAAAGATCACAAATCCAAGACGCGGAAATGTAGCTATAGGATTAATTCTTGATTCATACAAACGATCTCTGTCAGAAACATTTAATCTGACTGCAACGTTTGTTACGAAGTCAAGAGCTGCTCTGTTGAAGCCCGCGGGTGCAAACCATGGATAAGATATTCTATCGTTAAATCCGAGAGCACCGAGAGCTGCAACAGATGCTGGTACTTTGACTCTCCTTCTATTGGTTGGATCATCAATAAATACATCTGGGAAATAAGTTGCTGCATAATCATTGTCAATATTTCTATTGTCAAGTTCTATGCATATTCTGTTAACATTTGGTTTAGCCAAAGAATCGTCATAGAGTCTGCTACCGTCGTCATCGTAGGAAGGTATATCCATTACGTGCATGGCGAGACCGTAATCTTTGACACTTGACATAGCAGAGTCATTTATAAACGGTTCTCTAATTCCGGGTATTGCGAGAATATTATTATTCGCAGACATTGGGTCAGTAGAGATATTGACAGCTGTCAAATATGAAGCTACACCGTTATTATCAACATTTTGTCCCGATGGATTTGTTGTAAACCCTGGGATATTATTGCTAGAAGCGGCTCCTCCACCCGTATCAAAAGAAACTGATTTGTCGTTTAGACGTCTAGCATTTCGCTCAAGGAAGTTTGTTCCGTCAAACCCACCGTACATTAAGTTAGTGAACTTAGCGAACGAAGAGAATCTATTAAAATCAGAAGCTGTTCCTGAAGCGAGAAGTGTGGCTAAAGTAATTCTATTTCTACCACCTTCAGAATAAGTGTATTTGGTATTATCAAGCACAGCGTTCCTAATGTATGCAGCTTCCTTCATATGCACATTGATTGAACTTGTTAGATCTGCAATTGAAGTATTGTAGAGAGCAACTTTAGAAAGAGAAAACTTGTTGTTGCTTAAAACGTCTGCAGTAGAACCTGTGACAAGAGAATCAAGTTTTTCAATTCCAACAAATTTGGTCAGCGAAGTGAGATATTCGTTCTTCTCAGACACAACATTAGGATTTAGAACAGATGTTGAAGAAGGCGTAGAACTTACACTATCTCTCTCAAATTTTACACCCCAGTAAAGAGAAGGATTTGCGATCTCTGAGCTTCCTGGCTCACCAATAAACGCTGGTGAAGATGCCATTTCTCCTCTTGTCACCTTAAATCTGTAAGGAACTGGTGGCAAGAAGGATGATGAAAGCAAGCTCCAAGACGTAGAAAGCTTTCCACCAAGCCTAGATTTGTTAGAAGTAAGTACGCTGCTTGCGAGTATATTTGGGTTGACATTAAGCGAGCTTATTCCTCTAAATCCGAACGGTAGAGTATTTTCTGGTATCTGCTTGTCGTCAACAAGTCTATCCATTATTATTCTAACATATCGAGATCTATTTGCATATTTGCCAGTTGCTACAATTCTCTTTTCGCCTGGAACTGTTGAATCAAAATTATAATAGACTTTTCTATCACCAATCAGCTTTGCCACGTAATTCGGTGAGTCGGGATTGAGAGAGCAATTTGAGAACTGTTCAATTACTTGAACAGTTTGATCTGTATCACTCCAATTTCTTATTTGAACTGCAAAAGTACCATATCTATCAGCGTCATTAGCTGATGCTTTCAAATTAGATATAGAAATCTTATAAAGTTGATTTGCATATTCACCATCATCTAAAGACTCAAAATGGAAGAGATCATATTCAGTCTTTCCAAAAGGCTGAGATATGAACATACTCGTCCTGGGTGCAGTAAATCTTGTATCATAGGAACCAAAAACTTCTCTGAATGTCTTAGAAGCGTCTCCCGTGGAAGACGTATTTGCTGATCCCGACAGAATACCTACACGACTTTGTGCTGTTCCGCTGGCATATGCAATTGATTTATCGATTGGAAAATCGGCATGCAAATAATGTTGTTCTATGTAGAACTTATCTGGGTCACTGTTCAGAATCTTGCCAACGTAATCTTTGTCAGATGGATCTAAAGAAGCTGTTAAAACTTTTATACCCGGAAGACCATCAGTGACAGAAAATTCTGCTCCTAGCGTAGATGAAATAATTAGCTTAAACTTGCCTGACGATAAATCAGCATCATCATCGATTGCAGTGCTTGGAGCAAATGTTGCATCTGTAATAATGCCATGAGATGCTGTAACCATTATTCTTGCTGTATTGGGCGTCATCATCAAGCTTCTGACAAGATTGACGTTCGACAGACCAGCAAAAGAATCATTATCAGAAAAAACTGGGGCTGCTGATCCTTCATACGTGCCTAGGTCGTGACGTGCTACAAGAAATTGCACGACACCTTTGTGTCTCGAATCAGCGTGTGCTGTTCCTGCAAGTCTGAACCCTGCGTTATTAACTGTTCCGTAGGACTTAGTATTTGTAATATGTGCTTCTGTTGAGTTTGCTCCTGCGCCAAGAACTCTAACATAAGTGAGCGCTGATCTATTTTTTAAAAATTCATTAGCAGCATAGGGACCGAATTTGTCCGGGTCAAGATTGCCGAACACTTCAGTGAATTCTGAAAAATTTGCAACTGTAACAGGAATGAAGGCTGGACCTTTATTTGAGGTTCCAATTATTAAAGCCGGAACGCCCGTTGGTCCTGTTGCTGCAGCTGCTGAAAGATCAATTTCGCGCTCATAAAAATTTGGCGACTTAAAAGTCTGCTCTGACATTGATTATCTCCTTAACAAATACCGATCAATAATTATTGTGTTAGTCGTCACTAATCAAAAGAATTTCAAGTCCACGTAAATCTGCACCTGAATAAACTGTTTCTCCTTTCAAATTAGTACCTTTATTTTTTATATAATTATAGCCTCGAGGTGCTAGAGGATAAGCTGGATCTGTTAAGCTCTCGGCTTTTGTATTTCTAGGATCTTTTGGATCGTGTGAAATGACAAAAGGATGAATTTTTTGAATTCTCCAACCAACATCTCTCTGATCGTCAAGAGCATTTTTTTGCGTATCAAGTGGAAGAGTAGGATCGTCAGAACCCAATAAATACTTGTTGTCAGGCTCTCCTTGAGTCAAATCCACTGATCCAGACGACAAATTTTTAAATTGTATTGTCGGAGAAGAAATGTATCTTTTTAACGGCACAGGCGCGCCGGGAGCTTGCGTTGCAAAAAAATAAGCAGGTACACTGACAGTAAATGTGTGCCTAATAAATCTCTCTGTCATTGACATGTCTTCAAAACTAGTTTCCATGTCAAAATTTCCACCATCAACAGATGCAACAAACCAGTAACCTTTGTCAGTATCGAGGCGCCAGGATTGAGTCTGCGGTAAAAAAGATGTAATAATTTTTTCTATGACCTGATTGGAGTGTTGCATGTATTGTGTCCACACAGTTATTTGATACTTAACTGTGTAGAACTGTGGGGTTGGTACCAAAATGGTCTCGAATACATTATTTAATAGTTTTGGTTTTAGAAATGCTCCTTGAAAAAAGTCGGAATCTTGTAGATCTTGACCTAATTTTCTTTCAGTAACTAATTGATTCTCATTTCTGGTGTCCGAAGGATTGACAGCTAGATTATTCTGGTTCGTCAGAAAAAGTTTGTTAATTAGGGCCTGATAATCACGGTCAGATTTATCAAGTCTTCTTCTGATAACAAACTCGCCAACCTGCTGATTAATTCCTCGCTTAGTAATGTCTGAAGATACATCTTGAATGACTTCAGATCTAGCTATCGTGATGAGCGGAAGAATTAAAGATCCAACCTTGTCTCTTATGGGCCGTCCTCTCTTAATCATGGCCCATTTTTCTCCAGCTGCAAAGATAATTGGAACTCGCTGCAATGACGTTGAGTCCATGCCTCCGACTTGAGGCTCTATCTCTTTGTCAAACAGTTTGAAAATTGCTGTATCAACATCTTCTAGACCGCATGAATTAATATAAATGTCAGGTGTGCCGCTAGACTTTTCATATCCAGTTTTAAGCGGTGCTATTCCGAGGTTACTTTTGCTGTATGTTTTAAATCTAGTCGGCATGATCACTCATCATAAAAAGAAGTCTTAATTTTTCGAATACCGTCAATCGGCCTATCAAGCACGCCATTTTCAATTAGCTCTCTCTTGTCTCCAGTAGGATCGCCTGAAGAATCAAGCGCATTGCCTCTTTGCTGCTCAAAGTCAGTCTGAATAGCATCTTCATCAGTGTAAGAAATATCTGTGGGTCCCTTAAACGGTGCATTGAATAGACCTTCTCGAGACTTTGTTCCAATTAACTTTATTCCATCTTTGTGTTCAGGAAGACCGTAAATGTTTCTGGTGATGACAGCTTCAGTTATTTCATAGAAAATTGCGTCAAAGGAGAAATAGTCACCGATGTTAACATTTATACCCTTGTCTACCAGATCTCTGTATTGAACGAAAGCTTCAACCATGTACTGTTTGTCTACTCCAAATTTATCTATCTTGGTCGACTGCTGAAAGTTGGTATCAACTAAACATTCAATCTCTATTGGATTGTCGTAAATTTTTTTTACTGCTTCGTTATAAACAGAATGAGTTTTTGTTTTAAGCTCAGAGATAGGATAATAATAGATTTTTTGCCCGACTACATCCTTGATAATTTCTTTAGTCATATCTGAGATAAAATTTAACTCTCTTTGCGTTATGAAGAGTCGCGACATAAATCACCTCAACCAATCACTATGGACTTACCAAGAGGCATCGGTATGTACCTTAAATTCTTGTTCATATTTTCTGCAGCCACTGCATCCGTCTCAAGTAATTTTGCTCTAGTCAAATTAGATAAGAACTCTTTTAACTGTGTCACGAGCTTTTCTTTATCCTCACGACCTTGAGAAACTAAAGCTTCGCCATTTAACTGCAAGTCTGCATTTGGAATAGGTATACTTTGGAATTTTGATCTGATCAAACCGAGTAGTTCTTTACACAAAGCCAGTGTGTATTGTCTAACCCATTGCCTACCGGGCTGAGTGATATTTTTAAATGGTATGTTACCATAAGGTGCATTTTCAGGCCCAGATATTCCATAGATTGCATCATCAGTGTATGCAGTAGGAATTAATGGATTCTGACGTTCCATCACCTTGCAGTAAACCTTGCCGATCTGTGATTCAAGCGTTGGAATTGGAAAAAGTCTTAATTTGCTGCCTAAAATTTGATAACTGTATTGAGATCTTCTAACTCTGAAAGCAGTCTCTAACATTCCTCTTCTCAAAACATCTTCAAATACAGGTAGAACGTAAAAGACAGTCGAATTAATATAAGACTCGTAATTGAAATTAGTTGCCAAATAATTGGTAATATTTGATGCATTCAGGAGAAAGTGCTGAGCAGCTATAGGCTCAAAATGAAATAGCTCAACAATCTTAAGCTTTCCTTTTGATCCACTGGCAATTGTTTGATAAATGACTTCATCTGTGTCCGGATCCTTGAGATCGGTGTAAATATCGTAGTCTTGCTTGTCTTTCTCAACTTCAAAGTAACCCAACTTAGCATTATAGGCGCCTCCAACAGAGGACTCTACAGCATAAGCATCGGCCATTCTTATTAAGTGCTCTAACGTATTTCTAGTATACTTATTTGTTAAGTCAGTTGAACCGGTTGGCATGCCTAAGATGTTAGATAGTTCAGATATTATCTTCATCTCGTGTATGTGCTTGCTGTACTCACAGATCGATTCTTCAAAGCAGGCCCAGATCTCTTTCTTAGTCAATTCAACAGACAAAACGTCGTCACCAAGCTTTCTTTTTACAAAGTTAACCATGTTATCGGCTTCAGACTGAAAGTCTGCGTCCGAGTCAAAAAAGCCAAACGGTGTAGGGTTTACTATCTCGCTAAAAGTTGCCATCTAAGATCTCAAGTTGCGTTGAATGATAAATATCATTAGACAATAGAATCGTTATAATTCATTAATAAACTTTAAATTAAGGAACACAAAATGAAGACAATGCGCTTAGGCTCTACAGGTATTGATGTTGAAAAATGGCAAATTTTTCTTAGAGGAAGAAAACAAAGCAGCTACGTAACTGTTACGGGCATATTTGATGACTTAACACATCTAGAAACTAAAGAATTTCAGAGCAAGAATAAACTAAAGGATGATGGAATCGTAGGTCCATCAACAATGTCGATTGCACTCAAGCTCGGTTATAATGCAATGTTAGACGACAATACAGATGAATATGGGCCAAACTGGCCGATTAAACCTGCGGTGAAATCTTTAGCTTATCAAGACAGATCGAAGTTATTTGGAAATTTTAGTTTTATAGCATCACCGACAGCCGCTAATCCTGAAGCTATTAAGATTACAGACGACTGGTCGAAAAGAAATATATCAACTGTCGAATTAAAACAACTGGCCGGCTTAAGGGGAGCACCATCAAGTTGTAAAATTCAAGTACATAAAAAAATAGAAAAACAAATCATACATTTATTTGAAGAATGGGAATCGGCATGCTTGACTCAACATATAAAGTCATGGGGTGGATCATGGGTGCCACGATTTATTAGAGGATCTAGAACAGTTCTGTCTAATCATGCTTGGGGCACGGCATTCGACATAAATGTTCAATGGAATATGTTGGGCACAGTACCCGCGTTAAAAGGCAAAGAAGGCAGTGTCAGAGAATTAGTTGAAACGGCTTTCAGGCATGGATTCTATTGGGGCGGTTGGTTTCCAAATAGACCAGACGGAATGCACTTTGAAGCTTATAAGATTCTATAGTCACATGCCAGAAATGAGTGCCTGCACAGCAGTCTTTACTCTCTCTTGTAGCTCTCTTGGTAAAGCTGAGAGGAGAACATAAACTTCACCTTTCTGGCTTGTCTGAGGAACTCCTCCTACAAAATGATCTTGATGAACGGTTACAATCGTTCTTAAAGTTAAAGGAGGAGGTCCAGGCCTCTCAGCAACAATTGGTTGGTAAAGATCTGCTTGATTCATTTCATCCTTTTAATACAAAGTTAGGACTTGACAATACTTCATTGAGATTACTTAATTCTTTTTTAAGAAGAGAGACTTGTTCCTCAAGTATAGAGACATCTTTGCCAAAAGATCTATCATCTTGTATCTTATTTTCTAACTCAATTATCTGTAAAATAATTCTCTCAGAAGTTGCTGACATATTGTAATCAAGCCTTTCTAGTCTTTTTTACGGTCTTTTTTATGTTTTTTGTATTAAATTGTACTATCTCTTCATTTGACAATGCTGATAGTTTTAAGTCGCTATTTTTCTTAGATAGATCTTTTAATTTTTGCGTTTCCTGCGAAACCCATGTGTTATATAGCACTTTGCTATTTTCTGTTTTTAAAGTAGTTAACGTATCAAGCAAAGCTTCTCTAACTTTTGAAAGAACAATCTGCTTATTTTCTTGCTGTTCTGCACCTGTAACAGTAATATTCATTAAAGTTTCATAAATAAAAAATAATTCTGTAGAAGTCAAATTTAACATAAATGTATTATACAGCGACGCATGGACTAGTTTATAGATACAAAACAAAAAAGCCCACCGCAAGGGTGGGCTTCAGTGTTAGCTCATCTACTTAATCACCAAGTCTTATCAGTAAATCTATAATGCTTCTGCAGCGCACGGTAGATCGTACGTGCTTCACGTCCGTCAAAACGGAAAGTGTCGCCGTTAG